GACCATCGTCTTGCCAGTCGATGATTCGACACCCTTGCACTTTGCAGGGTTAAGAATCTCCGCAACGATGTTGCCGTTATCTGACTTTGTGAACACTACAGACGCTTGATTAGCTTTCATGGTATCTCTCCAGGAGTAAATATAATCTCCACGCGCTTGTGAGCATGTGGGTGGCTGTGTGTGTGTGTGTGAGCCCGTCATGCGCACCCGAGGTGCAACCTGCGTGAGTGCGAGCGAGCCGATGTGAAGGTGCGAAATTTTTGGGTCGCCCACATTCTAATCGAAAAAAACTGAAAAAAAATAGAACGCCTGTTCTAAAATGCTGTTTTACTCGTTGGAATAGTACTTAAGTATTATCCGAATCATCCCCTTAAACATGGTAGAAATTCCGCGCACATGCTTTGCACAATGTTTTCTGCGTGTAGTAGTGCACTCTTGCGCGTATGAGAGCGACAGACGCCAGGTGAAAAGAAAAAAACTCTGACGGCGCCGAGATAAGGCAATGCAGGCAGGGGGTACTACGGTTGGGTTAATGCGGACATGAGAGTACCCACTCCAGAAAATCGAATGGTGAAATTCGGGTTATGTATCATCAATGATATACAATTGCATTTGTGTATCAAATCCTTGCGAATCTGATATACAATCCTTGATAATACAGGACGCAATACCGGAAAAGCAGGGATGGCGTGCCTGATTAGCAGAAGGTTTATGCAACGGATTGACAAAACTTCGTATGAGAAAATGTTATGTCAATAGATTGACAGAACTTTGAGGCTTTCCATGCAAGACATTTGCTATAATAAATAATGCCGATGTAAGGTTGTAGTGCTCCTCATTAGAGCAGATACGTGGGTTCGATTCTCACCATCGGCATTCTTTATGTTATAATGCAATTCAATGTATAATCTTTGCGGAGGGTATCGCTATGGCAGAAGAAAGAGAAGTAAAAAGAGATGCGTTTGGTCGTTGGCTTCCTGGTGCAAGTCCGAACAACGGGGGCAGACCGAGAGGCGGTAAGGCGTTATCAGACATAATCAAGTTGAAGTTTGCAGAGCCGATGGAAGTCTGGCTTGGCAATAAACTAACAAAGCTAGAACGCAGGGAAATCATGGCAGACAGCCTTGCGCAGTTGATCTCCACTGGCAGGGTAAAACTCCCTGACCGCATGGTCGATGGCAAACTTGAGAAGGGGATTGTCTTCGACTACAATGGCGATGACTGGCTGAAACATCTCATCAAAGTGCTGCGTTACGTCGAGCCGCCCGTGCAAGAAGTAGAAGTGTCTGGCGGCGTGGACGGCGTAGTGTTTGATAGAGAGTTCTTCGACCAGGCTATGGCAGTAAGTGAAGAACCTGTAGAGGAAGACAGTGACAAATGATAAGAACTTAGTCTCCTGGTCTAATCTGTTGAATTTCACAGACAGACAGAAAGAGGCTTATAAGTCTCTGTTCAACCATACCTTCACCCTGTATGGCGGTGCCCGTGGCGGCGGGAAGAGTTACTTTCTGCGCTGGGGAATGATTTCCTGGATTATCCAGCAGGCTAAGTTGGGACATCCAGGTATCGTTGGTGGGCTCTTCAGCTCAACCTACACGAACCTGAAAGACAGACAGATCAGCAAGATAGCTGCCGAGTTCCCTTCCTGGCTCGGAACATTGAAAGAAAATAAGACGCTCGGATTGGCGTTTTATTTAGACCAGAAGTTCGGTGGGGGAGCGTTGACCCTGAGGAACCTTGACGAGTCTACCAAATATAAATCAGCAGAGTTCGGCATCATTGGTGTCGATGAACTCACAGAACACAATGTCGACACGTTCAATATCCTCATCGGGTCTCTTCGTTGGGCTGGGATTAAGAAGACGCCCTTCGTAGCAGGCAGCAACCCTGATGGCATCGGCAACGAATGGGTGAAGAATTACTTTATCAAGCATGAATACCCCACAGAATTACAACCGCTGTCTAAAGAGTTTAATTTTGTGCCTGCGCTCCCTACAGACAATCCGCATCTAGACCAGAGCTATTACATTATGCTCAACTCCCTGCCTGACGACCTGCGTAGAGCCTGGCTACTGGGCGACTGGGATGTATTCAAGGGGCTTGCTTTTAAGTCCTTCAACAAGCAGAAACATGTGATCGAACCGTTTGACATCCCTGACTACTGGACACGCATCATCGGGATTGACAGCGGCTATCGCGCTCCCTTCTGTGCGCTCTTCATCGCACGCAACCCAGACAACGGGCGCGTGATAGTATACAAAGAGATATACGAGACAGAGCTGACAGATCGCCAGCAGGCTCGTAGAATACTCGACCTCTCGGATGAACATGAGTTGCGCGTGCTCAGATACGCCGACCCAGCCATGTGGACTAGCAGAACGCAGGAGTTTGTCACCAGTTCGGCTGAAGTCTATGGACAGAACGGCTGCTTTATCCGCAAGGCTGAGAACAACCGCCTCAATGGGAAGCGCAAAGTAGACCGACTGCTCAATAACTTAGAGGACGGAGACCCAGGGCTGCTCATCTTCAACACCTGCCCCAACCTTATCAAGCAGCTTAGCCAGCTTGTGTACGACCCAAACCATGAAGAGGATGTCAACACCCACATGGAAGACCATGCTTATGACGCGCTGCGCTATGCGCTTACCACTGTAAGGGACTACAAGAAGTCTGCTCCAGCTAGAATACAGAGGTCGCCTTTTATGAGCTTAGATAGGATATAACATGACAGAACTGAAAGACGCAAAACAACACGGCACGGAGCTTGTAGATGTCAATTACAAGCTCCATAAGATGCAAGCTGAGATGGATGACATGATTAACATGGATTGGAAGGGCAAACCTACCGACCCAAACCTGAAATTCACCACCTCACCAGATGCCAGGAACCAATATATGGGGGCACTGCGCCTCCTGACGGCAGTAGACCCCATAATCAAGGTGCCTTATGACATCAATGACGTCACCGCGAAGGACTATGCCGACAAAATCGAGAAAGCCTGCAAGGCAATCTGGTATCACAGCGGTAGGATACTCCAAAAACCCGTGCATTATGAACTCGTAGCGTCACTTTTGCGCTACGGGCAGTTCCATTTGAGCATCACAGACACCGATGACCTCTTAGAAATCGCTACAAAGCGCGATTCCAAGACCTCTAAGGCTAGAAAACAGCGCTATGAGCACTTTTCTAAGGTTACGCCCTATATTTTTCAGCCTCTTGACCCTAAATGTGGCAATGCGGAGTTCGACGCCTTCGGTTTGACCGCTTATTACCGCGAACAGGAGATGACCTACGGCGAAATCGCCTCAAAGTTCGGGGAAATTGAGAAATATGTTGATAAAAGACCTACTGATACCGTAGTCTATAAAGATTACTGGAACTTAGACGTACACTTTGCCTGGATTGACGACGATGATGAGCCTTTGATCGGCGGAAAGCATAACCTACCCTGTATTCCAATCGTAGTGCAGGGCGCAGAGGGCAGCGCCCTCAATTCTGACCCAGAATACCAGTACCAGCCACTGCTCTATGGCGTCTGGAAGGGTGAACTCTGGGATAGACACAACCTGGAGCTTACGGCTATCTATTCCAACCTGTTTGCAGTCGCCAGCAATGCCATGTTTGTGCATGAACGCTCCGACCCAGACAGCAAGATAGAAGTTGACTTTGACAACGTAGGCGGTATCGTCCACCTCAACCCAGGAGACAAGTTCTCCCCACTGCAGCGGGATGTACTCAACAAGGACATGCTCTACGGCATGGAAGTTGTCGAGCGCATGATTGAGGAAAGCACCCTCTACAAACAGGTCTTCGGGCAGTCCCCTAATACCCGTATGGCATACTCTGCTATCTCCCTGCTCTCACAGTCTGGGCAGTTGCCTCTTATCGCCACGCAGAGGGCAGGCGGCTGGGGTATCGGCACTGGCTTCGAGAAGATGTTCACCATGCTGAGGGATAAGAAGAAGAAACGCACCGCGGTCTATGAGAGCGATATCCTGGACATTGACCCCAAGGACTTCAAGGATGACCTCATCATTGACGTCAAGCTCGATGCCGACCTGCCCCAGGATAAACTGCAGCAGGCGAATATTGCCAGTATGCTCAAACAGTATGGTCTCGCCTCCGACTCCTGGATTAGAGAGAACGTCCTCAATGTCGGTCAGTCTGCTGACATGACCAAGGAAGTCATCGAAGAAACCTATGTCGCAAAGATGATGGAAGAACATCTCACTGGCGCCATGCGTGAAGAGATTACACGTGAAGTCCAACAGCAGATGATGCAGGAGATGCAGCAGGCGCAGCAACAGCAACAGCAGATGGCTCAGCAGCAAGCGATGCAGGAACAGCAGATGATGCAGCAACAGCAAGCAATGCCGCCACAACAGATCGACCCACGTATGCAGGAGCAGATGATGGCGGAGAAGTATTTGCGCGATCAGAGGTTCGCTGACCAGAACAATGCCGCCAGGGGCGGTATGCCTGCCATCGTTGGGCAGGGCGCGATACCAGCGCAAAGACCTAACGAGATGCCAACCACTCCTAACCCAGAAGCAGAGATGCTCCAGGAAGGTGAAGGTGCAATGTGATACTTTCCGTAGTTGATGCAGAGGATATATACCTTAGTGCTAAGGCACTTACGGTTACAATGATGAATGAGCTCGAAGCGAAATGGCATGAGCCTGCTCTCAAGAAGCTCGAAAAGATGATGCTTGCCATGTCTAAGAAACAGGCGGCTCAACCGCCAGTGCAGTCAGGAATGACGGAGGATGACTATGCAAATAATCGATAATGAGTATTACTATAAGCCGCCTAAGCCGCAGCCAAAAGCTCCGACTAAATATTACCAGCCTCCAAAGCCTAAGGCGGAGCCTCCTCAGAAATATACAGACTATTCTCAGGGCAGATACGGTGCGGCTTATACTCCGCCTAAAGATGCTGGCATGAATTTCTTCCAGCAAATGATGGATAGAATAAACTCATCCTTGATGAACCAGGTGAACAGCTTGCCGCCACAAACATATCCGACAAAGATAAACGAGCCAAAGATAAGCCTCCAAAATCTTCGGAACACTACTCAACAGCCCAACTGGAACCCGAACACTCCGATTGGGAACACGCTGGCATCATCTTATAACTATGACTATAAGGCAGACAACCCTGCCTACTGGTCTCCCAACCCGTTATATGGTAAGCGCTGGATTACTCAGAACTATGTTGATGAGCGTGGGCAGCAGCGCACAAGATCAGTATATGTGACTTATCCAGAGCCTCCTGCGTCTCCCTGGCTTTCAACTACGCCAGTGCCAGGGGCATATGTCAATCCCTATGCGCAAGCAGGAGCTGCCCCTGCATACACAAATTATTCACATGGCAGATACGCGAACCCAGCTCGCATGGGCGGAACCAGCTCAGTCGGCGCTGGAGCAACCGCTATGACAGACACAGGCGTCTGGAATGATGAACATCCGTATCCAATACCAGCAGCAAAGCCAGGGAACAAGCCCTGGGCGAGCAACGGTGCGTCAGTGCCAGCCATTTCTTATGTCAACCGTCTACAAGGCGCATGGAACGGAGCCTATTTATTCCCTGATATAAAATCTGGTTATAGCACAGTTAATCCAAATGCGAACATGAACTTGCCTATGTTAAATCCGCGTATAACAGGCGTCTGGAATGATGAACATCCGTATCCAAACCAACAAGCAGGTTATAGTACGCAGACTCCCACCTATCCATTCCCAATCGTAAATCCTGAACCGTATGGAGACCTGTTTGATAACGTGACTTACGAAGACCCAGGTGGCGGCGGAGGCGGGGGCGGCTGGGGCGGCTGGG